GCTCTCGCGGTTCAGACGCGGCTGACCGTTCTCGAGCGCCACCAGCTCGCCTTCGTCGTTGACGTCGAAGATGCGCAGCGCACGCGACATGAAGTCGTCTTGCGCGCTCGGCTGCAGCTTCACGTTCTTGCGGCTGAGCTCACGCGAGAGCGACGACCACACCTTGCTGTCGCGCAGCTCGGCACGCATCGCATTGCGACGCTGCTGTTCCTGCTCGATCAGCTTCTTCGACTCCTCGAGCTTCTTCTCGTAGCTGCCCTTGAGGTCACGCAGCCGCAGCTCGAAGACGTCGTCGAAGCGACCTGCAGCGAGCAGTCGACGCTCCTCGTCGTTGCGTGCGCGCTCCTGCGCCTTGCGGCCCGCTTCGAGCATCTCCGGGTCGAAGCCCTCGAGCTGCTTCTTCAGCGCGTCGAGCTCTTTCTTGAACTCGGCGTTCTGCTTCTTCAGCGCGATGTTGTTGTTGCGGAACTCGGCGAGACGCGAGTTGCCATCGTCGTCGTCGTCCTTGTCGTCGTCCTTCTCGATCTGCAGCACGTAGACGTCGCCGTCCTTCGTGTAGAGGTCGTGATACTTCTCGTTGACCTTGAGCAGGTCCTTCACTCTCTTTGGAAGCTTCATGGCAGTGTTCTCCTAAGCAACTGGTCACGATCGATCAGCCCTGCACGGTACATGTCGACCGACTCTTCGCCGAGAGCGCTGCGAGCATCGTCGCTCGCCAACCACGCATCTCGGTCCATTGTTTCGTTCTCCGGGATGCCCATGCCGATGAACAGCGGGCTCAATGTTGTCCGGCAATTCCAGTGCCACGGCGGTCGGCCTGGAAACTGAATCTGCGACGGGCTCCACACAAGCGGCGCGTTCGTGTTGATGTCCCATGCGCCTCCGTGCCGCGAGCGGCAGATGTGTGTCGTCACAGAGTCGAGCGTCGCGAGCGCCAGCACACCGTTGATCGCATGCTTGTTGGCGCGCGCCACTGCGAGAACTGCAGCGTTGTGTGCAGCGTTGGCTGCGCTACGACTCACAGTCTTCACGTGCGCGCGCATACGCACGAAGGCTTTGGACGCGTTCGGCTCCTCGAGCCTAGCAGACGCAGCTGCGCGCTCGACACCTGCTGCTGTAACGTCCTCCATCATGCGCTCGACAGACTTGCCGAGCACGGTGCGCACTGGCTCGCGCTTAGGTGCCGTGATCTTCACGTCGCTGATCTCGTTGAGGCGACGCACGATGTTGTCGATTCGTGAATCGGAGAACTTCTGCAGCTCAGCTTCGAGCTTGCGTCCAACGTCACGACCGACACCACGCGCGGCTGCCATCGCGCTCTGCGTCGGTCGGCGCTTGCTCCGACTGAAGAGCGAGTCCAGTGCCTCCTCAGCCTCATCGATAGAAGCTGAGACAGCACGATTGATCTCGACGCCACGACGCAGCGCGCCGACCTTGGCGCTCAGCATCGAGCTCGCAGCTCTGTCGTTCCAACCGGTCATCCGCGCCACCCTCCGCCGAAGCTGCTACCACCTTCGAACGGATCCTTGCGTTGCGGGTTCTCTTCGATCTCTTTCTTCTCGTCATCCAGCGTGCGACCCTCGGGGATCAATCCGCCGTTCTTCAACGCGTGGAAGAATGTCGAGTAGCTGATGGCGTCGCTCTGCAGTGCGGAGACGAGCGTCGCAAGCATACCGGAGTCCATCGCGCTCGTCAGGAAGTCGGCGTTCACTTCGTACGAGCCTTCGACTTCCGTGACTGGCAGTTGCCACTTGACGAGCTCGCGAATGGCCCACGTCTTGGCTTCGCTGGCTGTGATCGCGATGCGACGCAGCACGCTCTTCTCGCCGATCAAGCGCTGCCGAATCGTGTCGGCTGCTTCGCCTGCGGCTTTGGCTTCCTCGAGAATGCGCGCGCCTTGCACGGCCATCATGGCTTGCTTGTCGCGCAGACCTTCGGCAAGATGCCCGAGCCCAGCGCCAGTGAACTCCAGATAGCCGCAAGCTGCGCCTTGCTGCTCGGTGATCCACGCGCTCTTGCCACCGACGACGAACTTGACCACCGCGCCGCTCGTATCGTGCGTCGGGAATCCGCTCGCCCATGCGGTCGGCAGCGCTGTCCAGTGTCGACCGTGTTCGAGGTCGGCGCTGTTCATGTAGTGCGACAGGTTGATGTCTGCCAGATCCGCGAGCACGGGCCGCTCGATGTACAGCTGATTGATCGCTGTCGCTCCGACGATGATTGCCGGAATGTAGGTCAGCTCGCGACCACCGGCGCTCATCACGACCTGCGGAGCATCGGTTGCAATCCAGTCGTCGTCGACAAACAAGAACTGCTGCTGCGTGCACAGACCGAGCTCGTTGATCGTGTAGGCGTAGCGCACTCTCGTGTCGTTGTGATCGAAGACTCCCGACGACGCCTCAGATGTTTCGAGCACGAGCAGCTTCAGCTCGGGCAGACCGTTCACCGTGCGCATCTTCCAGTTCACGATACTCTCGGCGAACCAGAGCGAGCACGACGGCAGCGCGTCACCGTCGCCGCGCGATATCAGCAAGCACGCGCGGCTGCTTTCGAGTTGCTCCGGCACGAGCTGCAATGAGTGTACCTGATTGACGAAGTGTGCGATGATCGGGTTCTCGAGATCGAACGTGATGCTCGGAGCCGCCATATTCAACGCACCGTCGAGACCAAGCAGCGTGCGGCCAGTCGCGTTGTAGAACATTGCGCGCTCGAGATATGCATCGTAGTCCTCGGCCGAGCCCATCATCGGCAGATACTTCGTGCGCTGCTCCTTGACGCGTGGCTGCCCTGCGACGCAATCGCGCACGCGCTCGACGACCTTCATCAGCGAGTCGTATTTCGGATGGTTGATAGAAACCGGGTGCTTCATGCTGATGCCCTCACGTGCCGGAGATTGTCGTCGTCGCGCTCGCGTGGCGATACGCGGGGAAGAGATAGGTGATCGGATAGCGGTGCGCGTCGAGCAGGTGTGTCATCGACTCCTGCTTCTTCGCGAGCTCGTGTGTGTGTTGCTGCAAGTAGTGAATCAGCTTCTTGCAGCTCGGGTCGATCGTGAGCTTACCGTTCGCGTACATGCGATTGACACTGTTGAAGCTATCGCGACGCGGCCACGGCTCGATCGGCGCGAGCGTAACGAAGCCAGCTTTCTGCAACCACTTGAAGTCGCTCATGCCGCCTGGTGCGTTTGTTTGCCGGCGTCGCCCTGTTGGATCTGGAAACACGATGCGGACCTGCGGATACTTCTCGCGAATCAGCGACGCTGCGTACTCGGTGTCGCTGTTCGGCAGCTCGTGCTCAGCGTAAATATGTGCTGTGTCGCCGCGATGCCACCCGACAACGAACGCCATCGGGTTGACGTTGAAGTCCATTCCGACGAAGTGTACAGCGGCATCAGTTTTCGGTTGCGGCTTGACGTTGCGCGCAGTGTCGAACGCGTAGAACACTCGACCGGTGCTGAGATTGACGAAGCGGCCCATAACATACGCTTCGGCAGCTTGCGGATCATAGCCCTTCAACATACGCTCGGCGTACTCGGGCGAGAGTGCTTTGTTCGCTCGCGTATCAGCAGTCACGACGCCGACGTCGTACTTCGGCGCTAGCTCGCCGTGCACGAGCTCGTAGCCCCAATTGAGCTGCTCCGGCGTACCACCTAGCCCAATAGCGATGAACTTCGCCACAGGGTCACGAGCACGCGCAACCATTTGCTCGAACACCGCTTGATCTTGAATAAACGGCTCGTCGATGACGACTGGACCCAGGTTCGGACCTTTCAACGCGTCAGGGTCCTCGCCGCTCATACATAGGATCGTCGCATCGGGTCGCTGGTCGAGCTTGATAGTGAACGCTGAGTCACCCTTGTTGAACTTGAACGACAGATCTTTTCGCAGCGTGGCTTTGCCGTTGAGCAGCGTGCGAATCGTTGGGATGATGGTGCGACGAGCGAGTCGATACGTTGGCGAAACTGTAGCGCCCCACGCAGGCGCGTTGTGCAGCGATGCAGCGATGATCCACTTCGCGAGCGTGATTGTCTTGCCTGAGCCGTAACCACCAACGAGCATGCGGATGAAATTGGGCAACTGCCACCAATCGCGTTGGTGTTGCCACATGCCTCCCATTACGACGCGTCGACGCTCGTCGAGAACAGGATCTTCTTGCCTCCAAAATGCCACTACATGAACCCTTCGTCGCGCGTTTCCGCAATGAACTGACGCAGCACACCGTCGACTGGGAGTTTGATCTCCTTGATACGCTCGACGATCTTGTCGGCGACGCCCTCGTCTCGGCAACGCACTTCGGAGTCGATCACCTTCGTGACTTCACCAATGACCCACGAAACGCTGCTCAGCTGAATTGCCCCTTGCGTCGCGAGCGAGATCTTCGCTTGGGCTGTCACCAGGCGCGCGACACACTCGCTGCACTCGCGAATCAAACTCTCCGTTGAGAGCAGAGCATCGATACTGAGGTTGTTCTCGAGCGCGGTGTTCCACATTGCGACGGTGCGCAACAATGTTGCGCGCACGAGGTCGATTTCCTCCTCGAGTGACGTGCGCTTGTGGTCCATCGCAGCAGCTTTCGACATCAGAGAGCTGAGCGTTGGCCCGGCATTATGCGTATAGATCGCCATGTCGTTCTTCATCGCCCACCGGGCGAGGTTCTTTTTCATCCTCCGTGGGATCTACCATGTCTAGGTCCGCAAGCACAACAAACAGCGGCCATTCACGAAATGCGGTGCGGACGCTACGGCCCTCGTGGGCGAGCTTGACAAGCGTAGTTGCGAGCACGCGAGCTACACGGAACTGCACCTTGACTTGCTTCTCGACTGCGAGCTGACGCTGCGCGCTCCATCCACACAACGCGGCGAAGTCTGCGTAGCCGAGCTCTGCCTCGCTACGAGCTCGGATCAAGAAGCGACCGTGAAGATGCAACCATCTCGGCTTTCGACCACGCATGTGACACGAGAGGCAAATATCACCGCTCGCTGCAAGAGCCTTCGGCGATTTCAGTATGGCTCTACAGAGCCCGCAAAAGGTCGCGCGAGTCTGCTTGTACTCGCGCAACGAGCTCTTCGGCAACTGGTTGCGGTACTTCAACACGCGAGCAGCTGCTCGCATCATCCGTTCGACGTCTTTCATGTGTTTGCCACCGGGAATTCGGAAATCGAGCTGGGGGGCCTAGAAATGGGCCAAAAAG